TTTGCACCCGTTGTTGAGTTGATAGTAGTTGTAATACCAGAGTTATTAACATAACTCAAAGTATATGCAACACCCACTAAGAAGTCATTTTGAACTTTATCGATAATGAGTTCATTAAATCCACCAAGTTCTGAAACACTCAGTCTGAGATTTCTTCCAAGGTTGTTAGATCCAAGTGAAGAGACACTTAATAGATCGCCTACTTCATATCCTGTTCCACCACCACCATTGGAGATAGTTGCTGCAACCGCAACTCCATTGTTGATATGAATATCAACAGTTCCATTTCTGCCGTTACCAGTAATGTTTGTAAGAGCTACACCAACATAAGTTGCACTTCCAGAAATAGGTGTATATCCAATACCAGGATTTGTGATGCTAAGATCATTTGCAATACTTCCAGCAAGTCCAACAAGATGCCCAGTTGCATTAGTGCCGGATTGGATAATCTTATTACCGATTGTTAAACCAGCATCACTTACGGTTGTACCAATTCCTGCACGAACCTGTCTTGAGTTAATATCGAGTGGCTCTCCCCTTAGTTTTCTTAAAGATCTTGGCAGTTCTGGAGCGTTGAAGAACTGAACACTTCCTTCCGATACGAATGATGCTCTAAACAGTTGGAATGTGAGATCTTCATACTGTGAAGCTGTCCAAGTAGAAGCATTCTGCGATTTAAACAACGAACCAAGAGTTCTTTGAGTTGATACCAAAATTTGTCCTTGTTCTGTTGCAAGAGTTGCAACATCAGGTTCACCAAGTCTAGAAATCCAAACATTATAATCATTCGAGTCTGAAATCAAGACAATTGCATATTCTGTATTACCTTCAAGGTAAACAGGTGAGTCAAATATAAATGATGTTGACTGAGATGCATCATCAGAAGTATTAACTTGATCTGGTGTTAACTCAATTTCAGAGAATGGAAGGATCTTATTCGTTGGAGTTCCAAACTTAACTTCACGAATCTGACACGTTATGGGCAGACTGTCATCTTTTGTTCTGAAATAAACATCAAGTCTTGTGATGAAGATACCAGTATCATCATCAACCATAAATGATTGAGCAAGAGGATCTCGATATTCTCCTGTTAATCTTGTATTCGTCTCAGTTCCAACAACTGCACTATCACTATCACTGAGAGTTCGTGTTTCTCTGAACTCTTGAGTATCTACTCTTGCATTTCTCAACGAGAGTGTTACTTCTTGAGTATTATCAAGATCACCTTGAGAATAGAAAGTTTCTTCTGCAAATGTAGTTACAACACCTGGAACTTTAGAGTTGATGTCGCTACTTGTCAGTCTAAATCTCGATCTACCAGTTTGGAAACTTGGATTCGATCCAACTCCTCCTTGCGGAACAAAGAAACTACCGATCAAGGTTCCAAGTCTATCACTTACAAGTCTTACATCAGTAACAGTTGCTTGAGCTCCCGAAGTCTGACCAACTAATCTCATTCCAGAAGTAATAAATCCAGCAAACTCGGACTGCAATTCATTAGCCAAACTAAATGTATCAATATTTAAAACCGTAGAGGTTGAAGAATATTGTGCAGGAATTTGATTTTCTCTATCATATGGATTTCTTTCAAAGATATCTTGTGCAGGAGAGGCATTATATGGTCCATATTTGTGGTTAGATGTTGCGGCACGGAACGTAATCCCTGGAATTAAAGATTCAAATGTATCTGGAGCTTCACCAGTTCCGTTTGCAATTTCAAATCCTCTTATGGTTTCCCCTACTTGGAAAGTACCATTAATCATTTCAATTTCAACCAATTTTGGAACGCAGAATCTAGTAACATCAACGCCTTCAAAGAAAGAATACATTTGTGTAAAAGGTTTCAATCTTCTTGAAGTAAACTCAATGTTACGAGACCTCATAAAGTGAATGATATTTCTGTTGACAATCCTGTCTCCAAGACTTCCTGTGTTAATCTCCTCTCTAACAGTATATTGTGTGCCAGTTCTTTGTTGATCAAGACCCACACTAACAGTTTGGGTTGTTGTAGTGGTTGTGGTTTCTTCACCAACTCTAAACCCTGAAGCAACAGCACCGGTCCTTCCTGCAGCTTCCCAGTCGCCTTGAGTTCCTTGTCTGAAGTTAGTACTTGAACTACTTGACTGACTCTGGCTGAAATCAACATTTACATTGAAAGTTTCCCAAGATTTCCAATCAATGGCACTAATACCCATTCTGCTTCCATCAGCTTGATCAGTGACTTCTGCTTGTAATGCCTCAGCAACTCCAAGGAATGATCCCTCCATCTCAACATCACGAAGTGCCATTCTATTGACATCAATCCAAACATCAACAGTTGGTTCAAATTTGATTGACCCTTCCCAAGTCTTAACAAGGAATGGAGTTACATTTTCTGATCTAGTTGCAAATGGTTGTCTTAACCAACTTTCATCACTATAATCAAGAGTTACAATATCTTCTGTCTTTTTAATATTTGATCCAAGGACATTTGTTAGTGTTCTTTGGTCAATATTTGACTGTGTTGTTGATCCAATTCCAGCAATTGCATCAGATCCAACCTGAAGATTTATAGCTGTTGTATAGTGTGATGGTCTAAGTTCTCCTCTCTTAGTATCGACGGAGTTTCTGACTCCGATTCTTACATTCTGAGTCTCAACTTTGCTAAAGTTATCAACAAAAAATCCAGATTTAAATCTATTGAGACCATTCTGATCTGGAACAAACAACTGAGAAGTGTTTGACTCAAGAAGAGATAATGTGGTGTAATACTCAAGGTTCTTGATACGATTCTCAAGTCTAAAGATATCATTCATTTGATATCTCTTATGATTAACAGTACGAATAACTACATTACGAACATCATATGTGTAGGGTGGATTGAAAACAGTTGCTATAGTGATAGCATTGTTAATACCCTGAGGAGATCTGGGAGTGTCTGCTGGATCCCCAAACTTGACCTGGAAGACACCATCTTTCGATAAGAGAATTTTATCAATACGACCAACATAGTAATCAAAATCAACACTTATTGATTCATCAGATGCTAAAACATGTTCTGAACTTGCTACTGTTCCCGTGAAGTCTCTTCCATAGAATTCAAATGGTGACCTCGCACCCTCAGTAACGACAAAAGGTTTTACTCTAGGTCTAGCATCAATCAAATCAGTGTTTCTAATTTGATTAATTTTTTTGATTTGTGTACTGAAATCAAATCCAGCATAAGAGTTTGCTGTAGTAACATCAGAATTATCTGATGAATCATATGAAGCTCTAGCAAAAACTACTTTTATTCTTCTGGAAGGAATTTTAGTGTTCTTTCTACGAATTATACTGGAATATCCATAATAATTGGATTCTTGTCCAGTATTAAATGAGTAGTTATTTGTTAAGTCAGTATCCCCATTATCAAGGTTAAATGATATACCGTTAATTCCTGATGTTTGGAAAGCAACGACTTCTTCATTTTTAAATCTATCATCATTTAGGTATACAAATGTGATAGAAGTGTTTGAATCTTTTGATACTACTAAACCTTTAGCACCAGAAATCGATCCAATAAACTCTTCACCAACTTCTAAATCAGTTGTATTTCCTGCAGGACCATCCATATTTGAGATGGACATGCTTGGCAGAGTTGGATCAGATGAATCATTCGATTCATAGATAGCAAAAACATCGATGATGTCTGGATGATTCAGACATATACGTTGGTCTTGTACTCTTGTTCCATATGGATAATTGCCTCTTGTTAATCCATCACCAAGAGATGTTGCTGCAGTTCCAACATTGATACCAGAAGCATCATTATTAGATTTGTTTATTGTAAGAACATTGACTTTATTTAATATCTTCGACTTGGTTGTTATTGAACTCTTTCTTAAAGTAGCGATCAATTTAGCACCACTATCATTAGCACCGAGACCACTAATTGTTAAGTTTTGAGATCCACTAGTAAAAGTAAACTTATCTTCAGTTAAAACTTCAATGCTACCATCAGATCTGGACAATACATATCTTTCCTCATCAAAAGGCAAGAATACCAAGTTTGATCCAGCGGTAAGAGTATTACTCGTATTATCAGTAATAGTTACATCATATTCTTTCTTTACGATAAGAGATGATTTCGATAAGTCAACACTCTTGACATTAGTCTTCGGCATCAAAGAATAAATTGAATCTTCTCGGAAAGAAGATGTTTGTTGTCTTGATGTGAGTACTGTTAAGTTATTAACGTCAATCTCAGTAGTTGGAAGCCCACCATCACAAACAAGACTTACTGTTGAGACACCCGAAGCGGTAAATGTATTTGTTTGTACAGATTCAATTTTAGCAAAAGATGGTACGGTAAATCCAGATCTAGTGTACTGGACAATGTTTCCGGTAGTTACAATACCAGGGAAAGCGACGGTTGGACTAGTGAATGTGGAAACACCAGTAACAACATCAATAGCAGTGATTGTGGCGTCACCTATGCTGGTCTGAGGGATTTGTAAAACATCTGCGGTAAACGTCTTTGCAGATCCAACAATACCATGTACAGATTTAACGTCAGATAAACCTCTTGCAGTATATGCTGTAGCAACAATTGGATTTGATATTCCATTAACAATAAGTCTCTCACCATTAATAAAGTCACCTTTCGTTTGGTAAAGAGTTATAGACTTTGTATTTGTTGCAGTATTTCTTAAGAATCCTGTTGCTCCAGAGTTTGCTCCTTCAATATATGCTGGGACAGCAATAGTAGTATTTTCATTAACTGTTAACTGACCATATGTTTGAACATCATAAAGAGATAAATCCCATCTATTAAAATCAAGAACAGCAGGATCGTATGATCCTCCTTCTAATGCAAAGTCATAAACTCTTGCAACACCAATTTCCGTACCAGCTGCAGATGTTGAATCAACACCAACTCTAGAATCCCTCAAACTTACAACATAACTTGTATTGATTCCAATTGATGGAGATCCATGACTTCTATTCAGAACTAAAGTTTTTCCAAAATTGAAGTTTACCGCTTGATTTTGCAACTCGACCGTATTTCTTGCCTTGGGGGCGTCTAAGAAAATAGGACCATAGGTTTCAACCTCAAATCCTTTTACGTATGCTTTTCCTGGAGAAACTTTATATACCATCAAATCTTCAGATGGAGTCAATCCACCATCAGTTTTTTGATTTGACCTATAAATTCCGTTATTGCCTTGACTGTTATTTAAAGATTCTGAACAATTTACGTCAAAAGCTTTTACGTAATAATCACCAGACTCATCAAATGTTCTTCTTGCTAATTCTTTTTCTAAAATATTATATTCAATTTTATCATTAATATCTCTTAAAATTCCATTTTTTACCGTAGCAAGTTCAATAAAACTACGATCATCATAATCATCAATAGATTTTTTGCCAAGAATGGCACTAATTTTTAATCTATCAGCACCCGGAGCAGAAAAATTAGTAAATCCCTGAGCATTATCATTCAGAGTGCTATCAATTTCCGAAGATATTACTTGTTCGCTAATGAATAGACCAATCCTATAACTAGGAGTATTTGTATATTGATCAAGAATTAAAGTTTGATCTGGAACTGTTACAAATCTTCCTCTCAGAAAATATACACCTTCGTTAACCTGGAAAGCTGATCCTGTTGAAGTTGAATTAAACTCAATTGTTTTTGCAAATCCTTCACCAGACTGAATTGATGTAGTACCAAATTCTATAGAATTTTCAGTAATTAAATTTTCTGCATCATTGAATTGTCTAGACTTTGCATCAGTGCCACTTTGAAGATAATCAACATAAAGAGTATTGGTATTTCTAGAAGATTCTGCAGCAGTTAATACCTTTACTACTTTCGCAGTTACATTTGAATTTTCGCCTCTAATCGTATTTCCAACAAGCTGATCCAGATAGAGAGATATTGGTAATCCAAGAAACTCATCTTCAATTTCAACAGCATAAAAATTGCTGTTGTATGATAATTGACCAGGGATTACCTTTGACCCTTCTTTAAAAAAGTGTGTGCCAAACTGTTCAACCTGATTTTGTAAAATAGATTGAAGAGTTGTTAGTTCTCTAGCTTGGACAGGATATCCTGGTTTAAAAAGAACCTGATAATAGTCTTTATTGACATCGAAATCGTCAAAATAAGGATAGACGTTGAGATTAGTTTCCTGTGGCATAATTCATTAGAATTGTAATATTACCTTGACATCTTCTTTTTGAGAAGAAGATCTAGTAACTGATGGTCTGTTATCTACATAAATCAAGTTTCCAGAATATTTTTTGACTTCTGGATTTGACACACCATTCGTAAAGCTTTGGCCTAAGTAATATGTCTTGCTATTTATCACGGTAGAGACACCCGTAAATGTAGAATCAATTTTAAAAGTATTAGCAACTCCAACGATATCCAAATTACCGCCAGTGCTGACAGAAGAAGTGAATCTATTCAGTTTAAGGCCATATTGTGGATTTGCATTTTGTGAAAAATCAGTATTGAAACCAGCCATTGATCTGTCTTGCCAATACTTCAAAACACCCGTTGGTTGATCATAAGAAACAACTCTACCAACTGCTGTTGATCCAACACCAATGGTCTGGGTGATGAAACTATCTGGTTCAAAAATACCAGTACTATATCCAGCACCAGCAAGTCTTACTGCATATACTCCAGAAGCAGTGCTTGTCTGTAAAATTTCAGTAGATCCAAAAGCTTCGGGATTTTCAATGATTCCAATACGAGCAATTTGGTTGCCAGTAATAAAGTCCGCATTTCCATCTTCATTCGAGAATCTAGAATACATCATTACATTTGATGCTCCAAGTTCTCTATAGATATCTGCACCATGTCCACCCTGAGGAGGAATGACTACATTAAATGTTGGAGTTGTTGTTCCTGTTGGAACACCGCCTGCAGGCAAATTAACTCTTCCGAATGTATATCCAGAACCACCTCTTGATATAGCAATACTTTCTACTTTGGAGTCGTTATTAATTGAAATTGTGCATTCTGCACCATTTCCATCACCATCAATAGGAACTCTAGTGTATACTCTGTTAGCAGTTCCAAGACCGACACCACGATTTGTAATTGTGACGATCTTCAATTGTCCACTAGTTCCTGCATTAGATCTTACTGCAGAAATATTAGAGTCCGTTGTTGTTATCCAATCTCTTGGAACTGGAATGTAATCGGTTGAATCAAATTTAATAATATCTGATGGAGCAATAGTGAAAAGATATTTCCAAATATATCCATCACCACTAGTTCCAGCCTCTCTTGGTTCTAGATCAGTGAATGTTGGTTCATCAAGAGATGGTTGTCCATTTGGATATTCTGGACTTACACCATTTCTTAAACAAATATAAACGCGATAGTCACTGTTTACAATATAAAAATTTGCATCATACAATCTGGTAGCACCGGATGGTTTTGATGTATTACTACTGGTAATATCATGTCGATACATGTCATATGTAATACCAGATGTCCAAGTCACTTTACGGACAACTTGTTTTACATCACTACTTGTAATTTTTTTCATTGTAATGACTGTATCCCAGTCATTATCCTCATCAGCAAAAGAATCTTTTGGTGATGGGGGATCAGAATCCCAATCAGAATATACATCTTTGGGATTTGGTAATCCAATGAAAGCATAGTAAGAATTTGATGTGGATGCTACTCCAGCAACAAAATTCTTTGCATTCAAAATACGAAGTTGGTCAGTAATTATAGCTGCCATTAGTAAACCATTAAGAGAGCTTTTTTGTTATTTATAGATTAAATTGCAACGGTAGCCAAACTACCATCATTCTCAACCATTAAACGATATTTAGTTCCATTTGGAGAAGTTAAAACAACTCCAACTGAAGTGTCAACTCCAACACTTACATTACCGGAGAAAGTGGAAATGCCAGAAACATCTAAAGTTCCAGTAATCTCAACACCATCACTTGTAGTTTCAAGTCTTGTGTTATTTTTATATTCAACTTTTACACCACCTGCAGTTAGTAATTGCAATCTTCTATTGATAGGAGATGCACCACTGGTAGCAAAAAAAGTCATACCATTATTTGCATAATAATCTATGGCACCACTGCTTCTAAAGATTAACTTAGATTTTTCGGTTCCACTGATATTATGTTGAAGTCTTATATCACTACTTCCATTATCAAGGATAAGACTGTTATTAAATGTTGAAATACCAGATACATTTAAATTTCCCTCAGGAGTAACTACGACTCCGGTAGTAGCAGTTCCAACAATAAGGTCATTTTGGAATGTGGAAATACCAGTAACTCTTAGACGACCTCCAATATTAGTTGTTCTATTTGCCACTCCATTGTTAAGAGTAACATCACCACCTGAACTAAAAATTCCATAAGTAGCGATCGATATACTATCACCAGGCCCACCTGGGCTAATCGATAGACCACCATATCCAGTTCCTTGTATGCTTGCACTATTGTCAAGAGAATTGAATGTAATACCGTCATTCTGTATGCTAGTAAATCTAGATCCACCGTCACTAAATGTAGAAACACCAGAGACATTTAACTGATCAGAAATTACAGTGCCAGTAATGTTTACATTATCACTAAATGTAGAAATACCAGTTGCTTCTACACCACCAGTAACTTTAATACCAGCATCAGTGGTTTCAAATCTCTTGTATGTATCTTGGTATAATTCAACTCCGGTATCTCTAAATCTGGCATAATTGGTATTTCCAGCACCACTTTGGATTTTGATGTCATCATTACGCATATGAATGACACCCGTTGATCCAACTATAAAGTTATCGGTGCCACTGTGGTAAATGTCTAAATCACTCCCATCTCCAAAATAAAGGTGATCACTATCTCCAAGATAAACATTTTCTGTGAATGTAGCAATTCCAGAATTAAGTCTATCTGTTATTACAGAAACTGAATCAACTGTACCCGTCAATTCAATACTATTAGTTGTTTGTGTATTTCCAGATCCAATTGTAATTGCGGTTCCAACATTAATATTTTCAACAGTAACATTTGGACTTCCAATCAATCCCTGAGCGTTAATAGCTACTGTTGCAGTACTTATAGTACCCGTTACATTGCCAATTAATGTACCAACAAATCCACCTGTAGAAGTTGTAACACCAGTAACCGTCAATCCTCCACTATAAGAAGTTACTGCTGATCCAACGAGTTCTCCATCAAAACTAGTAGCAGTCACAACTCCCGTAAAATTGGCATTGGAACCAATCGTGCTTCCATCACCAAGAGTATCGTAAATTTCGGTGAAATTTGAATTAATTTTTAAAGCACCATCCAATAAACTATCACCAGTTCCATCATTTGGAGTTGTACCAGTGCTTATGCCTTGCTTAGCCATTATTGCTTTTAAATGGGGACCTTATATATGATATTTATGGAATGTCATTTGTAATATAGTTATTATATTTGTAAGAAGCAAATCTTCTCACAAGAGCAGAAGTAGAAATTCCTCCAATACCATTTTCTCCGTAGAAATTGTAAGAATTAGCATCACCCCTTGTGCCTAGATCAATACGACCCCAAGTATATTGTCCAAAGTAATTTCCATCTTCAACTGTTCCATCATAAACTGTGAAACTTCTACTATCAAAAGTATATACATCAGAATCAAATGTTAAAGTGGTAGAAGAGAAGAACTCCGAAATATCAGAAGAAACACCAGCAATATTGGTGAAAATTCTCTTAACATAGGTTGATCCAACTCCAACAATATTCTTTTCAATAACTTGATAATCAGCAACTTCATAAACATTATCTATAAACTGGGTTCCAATTGCAACAATACTATTATCAGTTCTAAATGAAGTTCTTTCGGTATTTGCAGATCCAACATTAGTATTGAAAGTTACAAAATAGTCCGATGTTGTGATACCACTAATTGTAGAAGCGTAACCAGATATTTCATCATGTCTTAAATAAGAATCAACAGGAACAAAGAGATCAAAGATAAATTGAGTTTGTGATCCAAATGTAGTTGTTCCAAATCCAACAATTACACCAGAATCTCCCGCATAGGATGAAACACCAATTTTTTCTCTTTCAATCAATGGATCGCCAAAAAGAACCACTGGTGGATTTGAACTTGTGTATCCAACACCAGGACTTGTAATTGACAATGATGCCACTGAACCAATTCCGGCAATAGTCGCAGTTGCAGTTGCTCTTGCAGTTGTGCCAAGGCCAACTGGATTTGCAATTGTAACAGATGGTGCTGTTCTATATCCACGACCAAAATTTGAAATTGTGAGGGATGAAATTGTTCCTGCGGCAGAGACAACTGCAGTTGCAGCTGCAGAAACAAGAGTATCTTGTTCGTAAATAACAATTTCTTTTTGGAAATTCTGGGAATTCGACTCATTATTCGGGAAGAACATTGGACGCAATTCGCGAACAAATAGTCTATTTGATCCAACACCAACTGGTTGAATAACAACAGTTGTTGGATATATTGCCATTTCTAATTCGTCTCTAGATTTAGAAACTAGTTTTCCATCAATAAATTTGTCGGCTTGTTGTTTACACCATGTAACGGGTCTAATAACACCACTAGTGTTAACACCAACACCAGCATATGGTGTTGTTTCTGCAATATCAGATGACAGAAGTTTTGTTACTGTTCTTTCTTCTTGCGAAAGTCCTTGATTTTGACCCAAAGCTTTGTCATGACTGATTTCTAACGTATCACCAGATTTAACTGTTCTGACAACACTTGCAGATAAAACATCAACATCACCAGTTCCCTTATAGAAAAGGATTCTGCACTTATCGCCAACTTTAGGAGATTCTAAGAACGTAATGACACTTCCACCATCAAAAATGTATGATTCATCGGGTACTTGTAATATGTCATTTACAAACACAAGCAGAGCAGCTTTAATATCAATTACAGATCCAACTTTAGATCTAATTG